CCCCCTCTCCTACGTAATAAACATCTTCAAAATAAGGTGAGTCTGTATAAGAATAAATTAAATTAGCTGGATCAACATAATCTATAGTCACGCCTTCTGATTTGTTAAAAGAAGTTTTTGTAGCAGCAATACCCAACACTGTTAAATCATAATATAATCTTTTTTTAGTTAAACTATATCTATTGCCTCTAAGTAAAACATCTATAGCTTGTTCTTCCGCTATTTCAACAGCTTGCTTATAGTTTAACTGCATGTGCAAAGCTAGTTCGTCTTGATTCTCAGGTAGATCTTCTTTTTTATTTGTGTAAAGATCCATGTTCATTAAATTCTGAGCCATGTCATTGAACTCAGCTGTGTCCATGTCTTTTTGTATAGACTCCATGTATTTAGTTCGTTTTTCAACTCCAAACGGGTCTTGAGAGTAAGCATTAACCTTAAATAATCTTTCGGTCATTCCGTTTACTACAATGTCAACAAACTTAGGTATAATTGGAACTGGTTTCCAATCTAAGTTTAAATAGCTTAAGTCACCGTTTATAGATAACTCATCTTTATATTTTTGAATAGACTGTTCTCCTCTAGCATACAAACGTAGCTTATGAAAATTGTTAGTATCAGTTAAATACCTATTATTATTATATCCAGAGTCATTAAACCATTCGTTTTCTATAGCTTGAGCAACTTTTAAACCGTACTCTCTGCCTAGCTTCTCTTTATCGCTAACTACTTGACTTGGGAAGTTCGTGTTTCTTCTCATATTATTCTTTAATTAATCTTGATGAGTTACCTTTGTTTTGGTAACGTCCTACATTTAAGCTTATAGACTGCTTTTCAATTTTTGCGTTTGGAGCGTATAAATTTCTGTTACAAGCCATAATAGCTAATCCAGAACTGATAGACGCATCAAACTTTGTTCTTTTTGTTATATCAAATTTAGCCCAATCGTTAAGTGTTCTGTTAAAATACATTGTTCCCCAACTTTGGTTACCTAAATCCCCAACGTATTGTTGTATATACATTTCTATAGCAGCAGCATGAGCTTGCTTTATATCTTCACTTGAATTAGGTATTCCACCTATTTCTCTTTCTGTTACTGATAATTTATTCCAAGTTTTATCTGGTCTGTTCATGGAATAACCTCTATACCCTCTTCTTCTTAAATGGTACAGCAACCTAGGTTTATTGTTTTCACATAATAACGGCATACCATAAAATACTAAAGCCATTAAAACATCTTCAAAAAATATTTCAGCAGTTTGTGGTCTTGCTACATATTCTAAAAAAAATTGATTAGGTGGAGCATCTTCCATTGAAAACTTTGTTAATCCGTGTAAAGCTCCGTTTGACCCTCTTCTATCTACGGTTCCTGATATATCGTAACTATCACAACCAAAAGCACCCATGTGTTCGTTCGCCGGGTATTTAATACCATTTTTAAGAACTATTTTATTTTGCATGTGCTGAGGTGGAACCCAACTTACTTTAAATCTACCTTTTGGATCTGGATAAAATATAACCTGCGTATCTTTAATTCCGTTAACCCACTGAAAGTTACCAGTGTTAACGCTAACTCCTCTACCGTCGTTATAATCTATTTGATCGTATATTCTTACTAAATTAAATATAGAGTTTCTAGTTTCATCTCTAAACGCGTGTTCTGTAGTTCTAGGAAACTGACGGTAAAATTCATTTAATCCATCTTGATCTTGCCTTAATCCATCAGCTTCGTTTTCCCAGTGTTCTATTATTCCAATGTCAATTAGTTCGCCATCTGGTCCGAGGACATCATTATCTGGATTATCGAATACTGGATATCCATATTCATCAATAAATCCTTCGTAGTTCCATTCCATTGGGATAAACAAAGAATATAAACCAGACTTTGTTTGTCCATTACGGTTTCTTTCGGTAACATCTGAGTCATTGTATAGTTTTTTAAAGTTATCCCCTCCTTTATCTAACGCATTACTAGTTGATCCCATCATACATTTACCAACTATCCTACTACCTAATCGTAAACATGTTTTTGTAACTCTCCAGTTGTTTAATATATTATCTGGTCTTTCCCACTTACCACTTTCATCATGAACTAATAACGCTAGTTTTTCTCCATCATAACTATTGTCTCCCGTGTTTTTCCAATCAATAGTTGTATCTAATCCTTTAATTTCCTCAAGTTGCTCGTTGTCCGTAATCTTTTTTCTTGTAAACTTACTAGCCGGTACTCTATAAGCTAGTTCGGATTTAGGTCTATCCATACCATCTTGTATTGGCTTGAAGAAAAACGGATAATTTATACTAATTGGAACAACTTTGTCTGTGAACATTTTTTTAGCGTCATTACCACTCTTAGATAGTATACCATATCTACTATCACTTGATATAGTGGCTAAATTAACTGTTTCTGCTGATGACATGAAAGAAAAACCTGACCTACGGTTTTTAAGATAACACATACCATAACATCTAGTGTCTGCTTTACAAGCTTCCCAAAATATATAAAATAATCTATTTGATTCTCGATAATCTGGAGCTCCAACGTCAATTTTACTCCATTGTAAATACATATAGTGCGTACCGGTTACCCAGGTTGGTTTACCATTATTCATAAACCAGAATCCCTCGTCTCTACGTTTAAATTCTTCGTCTATATAATCGTACCATTTTTCTTTGCTGTTTTCCGGGTAACCCCTCCAATCGAATATGTTTTTGATCCTTTCGAGCTCTTTAGGATACTCCTGTTTAACCCATTTATTCTTTGGATGCTTATATACTTCTTTAGGTGGTTTCGGCAGCGCTATAATTAAATTTTGTATTTCTATAATCTCACCTATAACTCCATTGTGAGACAATACTATTAAATCGTGTTCTTTATTGTAGCCGTACTTCCACTTTTTACCTCTGTTCATTCTGGTAATAGTGGTCTTTTTTATAGGCTCAACTGTATTAACTAAACTTTGCTTGTACATTACTTAGATCTACCTTCTGCGAATCCTTTAAAGACTTTTTTCTTTGCCTCTTCAGGTGTTTTACCCTCAAGCAAGTTTTCTTCTTCTTGGATTCTGTTAAGTATTTCAAATGCGTCAAATATAGCTAGTTTTTTAGTAGCTGCGGCGTTTTTTAATCTATCAGCTGATATGTCTTCTTTTGAATCTACAATTGCTTCTTTAGCAACCTTAATCAACTCTTCAACTGCTTTTTGCCCAGCTTGGATTATACTCTTCTTCGTTTCCTTCGTATTCATATTTAATTGTAATAAATTTATTCATGACCCTATACAAACGCTTGCCGTTTATTATAAACTCATATTTTGAAAATGGCGTAAATCCTACTAAGTCTTCTTTTTCAAAACTACCGTCGGTATATTTTATTATACCTACGTTTGGTTGTTCTTTATCGTATCCTAAAAACCTAATATCTTTTATTGGTTGTACAAAAGAATATCCTTTTAGTGGTTTCCATTCTTTATTTGCTTTGTGTAGAAAAATTTGATCTTCTTTTATTATATAAGTATTTTCGTTAAAAAAACTTCTACTATTTTTCTCTCTACCCTTAACATCATGCCATCTTCTAAAAACGTTGTGATGAACTATAACTTCGTCCCCAGGTTTTATTGTTGTTTTAAAAGCTGTAGGAACAGACTTAACAATAGCTTCTCTGTTTACAAATTCGTGGTTATAAATCTCCGTGTTTAATATAAGATTTTTATCACCAACTTTTGTAGTATTGTTATATCTTTTTCCCTTTGGCTCTATAACAAAGTCAAAAGGCGCTTTCATTAGTATTCTAAGTTATACTCCACTGATATTGCCATGTTCTTATTAAAGTCTTTCCACGGTAATACGTCTTTATTTTTTCTAATATAAATAGAGTACTTATCGTCTTCTTCTATTATATCACAAATAGTATGTCCACCATAAACTTCTTGACCAACAGCATAATGCATAGCGTCATTTTTGTAGTCTTTACCTACAGTAATTTTTCTAATTAGTTTCATCGTAGTTAATCGAACCATCTGCTATGTTAATATCATCAGTACCGTAAGCTGTTTTAAATTTATCTCTCATTAAAACTAGCTCATCGTTTAATCCAGCTAAACTATGTAACGTAGAGTGTTTTTGAGACTCTAATTGACCAATTTGCAAATGATGTCTATTGATGTTGTTTATAAGCTCTTGTAATGAATTTAATTCTTCGTTGTTTACTTTTGAAGGTTTTTTTACCTTCTTTGTTTTTGTTTTTGCCATTTTATTTAATTTAAGTTAATTGTTAATATTCTTGTCCTAGTATATATGAATACATATCACGTCTTTGTACGTCGGTTAAAGCTGTTCCGTTCCAAATCAAAACATCTTTAATTACTCCTTCCAAGGGTAGTACTCCATCGGAACCACATCCTATGTTAGCTATGCCAAATTCATCAGTATCTTGACGAGTAGAATCGTCGTTATCCCAAAACTTATCGTTATAAGAATCACCATGTACATGGTATTTTAAATTCCCTGTAGATCCATCGGTTCTTGTTAATGTGTGAATGTAATATTTATCAGTAGCTAGAGTATCCGAAGACTCTTCAAATACAGTCGCTCCTGAACCTCCTATCAATACAGCTACTCTTTTGTTAGTTGTCCACTTAACAAGATCAGTGGATTCAGTTCCTAATAACGCCATAGCCGTGGTAAAGTCTGTTATTTTTACCCTTACCATAATAGTAAAATCTGTATTAGTATTTATTGTAATATCTTTCCCGGTTGTCAGATCCATGTGGGTATCAGCGGTGTCATCTGGCCATTTTAACCCTCCAAAATCTGCTGCGTCAGTTTCCCAGTGTGGTTTTTTAGAATCTACGCTATCTCCTAAAGCGTGCCTACCCTCACCGGATTGGTCAGCCCACGAAGTAATATCTTCACCGTCCGCCATAGTACCCGCGTCGCTATCACCACCAGATTCACCTACTATACCTTTGTTTGATTTTAACCAAAGATCTAAATTAGGTATATCAGATGGGCTTAACTCTCCGCTTATGTAATCGTTGCCCGATATTTTATAAAACCCTACGCCTAATCCTAACATTAGTCTCCTATATAAGCTACAACCACAA